CTAAGGTGGTGGTAATTGAAAATGCTTCACAATATGAATCAATCGAAGCGGAAATAATTACTGCAACTCTAATTGAAGAAAAGGATACTGAGAATTTCGATAATTACGACGAAAAATATCAGAAAGTATGGGCTTTAAATAGTCTTTAAACAGAATTTCAATAACTTTTAAAACACCAAAACATCATGAATCAGGAATTTAAAAACAGAATTATTGCAGCGATAGTACTTGATCGCAACCAATACCAATCGGCAGCAAAGCAAGCCGTAACATTAGACATCAACAGCGCACAATTGAGCCGTGTGATCAATGGTGATAATGAAAATGTACTGAGTGAAGCAAAATGGTATTCCATTGCCCGCAGACTGGATGTTCAACTTTGTGAAGAGTCGAAATGGATAACAGCTAAAACCCCGGCATATGATTTTATTTATCCACAGTTGAACGCATGTCAACAAAGAAGCATGAGTAGTCTTCTTTGCGATATCGCCGACCTGGGTAAGACTTACACGGCTCGTTGTTATGTTAAGGAAAATAAGTTTGCTATTTATATTGATTGCAGCCAGGTGAAAAGTAAACAAAAACTGGTTCGCGGAATATCGAAAGAACTGGGGTTGGGAAATACAGGCAAGTACGCTGAAGTGTACGCAGATTTGGTGTTTTATCTGCGTTCGATTCCCAACCCCTTAATTATACTGGATGAGGCAGGAGATTTGGATTACCCCGCCTTTTTGGAACTAAAGGCTCTATGGAATGCTACAGAGGGCGTATGTGGTTGGTATATGATGGGTGCTGACGGATTGAAACAAAAGATTGAACGTGCCCTGAGTGCTAAAAAAGTAGGTTATGCTGAATTGTTTTCGCGCTTTGGTAGTAGGTATCAAAAAATTACACCGGACGGTTCTGAGGCTTCTAACGAGTTTAACCGGAAACAAGTGGCTATGATTGCAAAAGCGAATAACCCGGATGTGGATGTAAAAGCAATTATCGCAAAGGTGAACGGTTCATTACGAAGGGTTAAAATAGAGTTACAAAAATTGAAATAGAGTACACATACCCTTAAGGAGCATTAAGACGCAGTTATTAAAAAAGAAAAGAAATAGAAATGGCGATTAAACGAGCGTTGACAGTACAGAATATACTTGATAAAGAATACAAGCTTTTTGAATTTGATGGTGCATGGGAAGATGCCTTTTCCCACCCCGAAACGTCGGGAGTCTGGTTTGTTTGGGGGAATAGCGGAAATGGTAAGACAAGTTTTATTTTACAACTGATAAAGTATCTCACGCAGTTTGACAAAGTTCTACTTGACAGCATGGAGGAAGGAACCACACATACGCTTCAGGAAAGTTTTACACGACTGAACATGCAGGAATCACAACGAAAACTTATGATCGTAAAGGAGAACGCTGAAGAACTGGAGAAACGGCTACTATGCAAAAAGAGTCCGAACATCATTATCATTGACTCTTTTCAATATTTTCAATTGACCTACGTGCAGTACTTGAAGTTCAAAGAGAAGTTTCCTAAAAAGCTCTTAATCTTTATCTCACACGCAGATGGAAAGTTTCCTGCCGGAAGATCGGCAAAAAGTGTAATGTACGATGCAACACTGAAGATATATGTCGAAGGGTACCGGGCATTTTCAAAAGGCCGGTATATTGGCAAAGAAGGAAATTTTACAGTGTGGCCTGAAAAGGCAAAAGCATACTGGGGATAATAAAACTGACTATTTAAGACATTAACTATTTACTTTTTAAACATACACAGACATGGCAACAACTTTTATGGATAAACAGAAAAATGCCTTGATAAAAAAGTATCACACTTTATTGAGAAAAGGCAATGTAAGTGACACGGACAAAAAAGCGATACTGGCGCAATGGGGTGTAACTACTTCAGTAGATTTGACACTAAAGCAATTGATTGAGGTATGTGATTTATTGGACCGCACCACTAACCCCGAATCTGACGAACTGGATAAACGCAGGAAGCGGTTGATAGCGGTCATATTTGCCTGGCGTGAAGCAATGGGGTGTGTAACCGATATGAATGAAGTGAAGGGCATTGCCTGTAACGCTTCGGGTAAGGTTTGCAGTTTTAATGATATCCCGAAAGAACAATTACAATCATTATACTATGCCTTTAGGAACCAAACAAAAGATTTGAATAATGTGGCTGTAATGACTGAAGAACTGGTTGGAAAAATGATAACGTTAAACTAATCATTATAGAAATGGAAAAAGAAAAACAAGAAATTGATGAGTTGACCGAATGGCTCGAAACTCATGAAATTGATGATCCGGATTACGCGGATAAGTTTGCAGAATTCAAAAGAATGGAGGAAGATTATGACTGATCAGATATTTACATATGTACCGGTCATTATTGTGGTAATATTATTAGGACTCTATATTTTAAAACATTTCAAAGAGAAAAATTGAAAAACATAAATCAAATTATTAAAATGAATTCTTATGGCTAAAATTAATCACAATATCGGAGATCGGTTCACACATGAAGAACATACTTATGAGGTTATTGAACCAATAAATAAAATGGCTAATTGTCACGGTTGCACATTTAACCGTCCCGAAACAAATTCGCTGCATTCAGAGTGTCATATCCCTGCCGGTTTATCCGGTTTAGGGTGCTCATTCCCTGATCGCATTTTCAAAGAAATAAATATTTAAATAATAGAAGTATGAAACAAACAGGTAAACAAGAAAAATGGATTGATGAATCTAAAATGGAAGTGCCATATAAACGCATTTCAAAGGCCGAGCGATTGATGGAAGGTAAATCGTATTCCTTATTAATGGAAGCAAAAGGAATTAATTCCGGATTACATGATTTTAAAAACCGTATTAAAGCAATATGCGAGGAAGTTTATTCCGCTTTTATGCTCGAAAACAATGTGAAGTCAAATTCAAAAGGGAATTTCACCTGGTATAATTTTGATCGCACTATCAAAGTAGAGGTAGCGATTTCAGAACCGGTTAAGTTTGATGACATGGCCATTCAGGCATCAAAGGAAAAACTAGACGAATTTCTTGAATCGGCGGTGGATAGTAAAATTGATTTTGTTAAAGATTTGATAAAAGATGCATTCTCAACATCGAATGGTAAGTTGGATGCTAAACGGGTTCTTGGATTGCTTCGGTACAAAAGCCGTGTCACTTCACCACTTTTTCTAGAAGCAATGGATCTGATTGAAAAAGGTATTCGTAGACCGGAATCAAAAACATATTTTAGGATATGGGAAAAGGATACTGACGGAAAGTATCAGGCAATAGAATTGAATTTTAGTAATATATAAAAACAACCTGTATGAGACGCATACAGCGCGTCTCATACACAAAACAACACACACATGTTAAATTGGTTTATTACAGGGATTAAGTATGAGAAAACAGCCGAGGAGGGTAAAATCGTAAAGGTAAATGAAAATTATCTGGTGGATGCTCTTTCATTCACCTAAGCTGAGGCAAGGATTAACGAAGAAATGAAGCCGTTCATAAGCGGGGAATTTATCGTATCGAAAGTAAAACGTGCACGTATTAATGAATTGTTTGCTAATCCTAATGGTGACAAATGGTATCGTTGCCGGGTGAACTTTATTTCATTGGATGAAGAAAAAGGAATTGAGAAAAGAACTGCAACTGCCATGTTTGTCCAGGCTAATGATGTAAAAGAAGCCTGGGATGGTTTACATGAAGGAATGAAGGGTTCTATGGCCGACTATCGGGTTATCGCAATCTCTGAGACTGATATCATGGATGTATTTCCATTTGTAGCACCAAAAGATACTGAAAAGGATTAATTAACCGTAGAGACGTGTAGTGTACGTCTCTACATTAAAAATTTTATATGCACGAGAATATAGATAAAATCAAACAAATTATTAAAGACTCTAATGAGTTGGAGGTTGCAGAAGATCAGGGAATAATACTTCTTATTTCAACTGGAGGGAAATTATATCCATGTGTACAGGGAACTGCACATATGTTGCAGGGTATGATTGAGGGTTTATACAATAAGTCGGAAGATTTTAAAGAAATTATCAATGACGTTGCTTCAGGAGAATCAGTACTTGAAATACCAGAAATGAAATAAATAAATCAATATGAAAAAGACAGTAAACATAGAAGAATCAACAGCTAGAAGCATGTATAAAACGGCTTCACCTGAATGGAAATTGGCATTAGAAGAAACATTTGGAAAAGAGTTTTTTACCGGTAAAATTACTGATCGCATAAAAACGTATGAGGATGCAAGTTTGGAACTTGAAGAACAGCCAATTGTTGAATCTATATTTAAAAGTTTAAGTTTTACAACCGACGAAATTAATTACCGTAAATTAAAAACGATAACTAAGGCATTAAATGAGGGATGGGTTCCGGACTGGACAAATTCAAATCAAGCAAAGTGGTATCCTTATTTCCGGTTGTCCTCCGGGGCTTTCGTTTTCGATGACACGTATTACGATTACTCGGATGCGAAGGCGGGGGACGGCTCGCGCCTTTGCTTCCCCAGTGACGAATTGGCGACGTATGCAGGCAAACAATTTGCTGATATATACAAAGGATTTATGTTTTAATAATTAATCGCTTTTCCAATATGTCGGTTGATGGATTGGAAAAGCAAAATAACAACACACACAAATGAAAAAAGAAGAAAAAGAAGTAGCAGTAAAAGAAGTGAAAGAAAACGTGATGGTACGTATTAAGACTTTCGAAGATGCCATTAAAGAAACCTGTCGTCCGGAAGTTCCTGACTTCTCAAATTTACCTGAAGATTTGCGCGAATATTTTAAAGCGCAATACAAAATTATTGTGATTGCTGAAGCATTGAACGAAGAATGGAAAGCAGACTGGAATGATGGTGATCAATGTAAATATTATCCATACTTCTATATGTCCTCCGGGGCTTTCGTTTTCGGTGGCACGTATTACGGTGACTCGGGTGCGTATGCGGGGATCGGCTCGCGCCTTTGCTTAAAAACGCGGGAACTTGCAAGGTATGCAGGCGAACAGTTCTTAGAAGTTTGGACTGCAATTATTCAGAAATAGAGATGAAAGGTTGTTTGTTTTTGTGGGTTGTCCTCCAGGGCTTTCGTTTTCAATGACACGAATTACGATAACTCGAATGCGAATGCAGGGAACAGCTCGCACCTATGCTAAAATATTTTTACAGAGACAAAGGCCTTGGCACTTGCCAAAAAATTACAAATTCAAAAGGTGCTGGTATCCGTCAGTTGACGGAGAACGCTCCGATACGAAAAGCAAAGCATGAAAAGATTTAATTACTTATTTGATACAGTTTGCAGCCTTGAAAACCTCTGTTTAGCTTTTGAAAAGGCTAAACAGGGAAAGGCTAAAAAATACGGAGTGATGCTCTTTGAAAAAGACCTGGAAAATAATATCAACCAATTGCATTCAGAACTGGTGAATGGTACATACAAAACTTCTGAATACAGCATTTTCACGATTACCGATCCAAAGGTCAGAACGGTTTACAGGCTTCCATTTAGGGACAGAATTGTTCACCATGCTATTATGAATATTCTTGAACCAATATGGTTATCGGTTTTCATTCAAAACTCATACGCATGTATAAAAAACCGTGGCATTCATGGTGTATTAAAACATATTAAAAGGGATTTAAAGGACGTTGAAAATACGACCTATTGTTTGAAATTGGATATTAAGAAGTTTTATCCGAGTGTTGATCACGATATATTAAAAAGTGTCATCCGGAAGAAAATAAAGGATACAAAGCTTTTAAATCTATTAGATGATATAATTGATAGTGCGCCTGGCGTTCCAATCGGGAATTATTTGTCACAGTTCTTTGCCAACTTATATTTATCATATTTTGACCATTGGATCAAAGAAGAAATGAAAGTGAACTACTATTACCGATACGCTGATGATATTGTGATACTAGCACCGGATAAGTCTTATTTACATAATTTGCTGAAAGAAATAAGCGATTATATGACTGTCAAATTAAACCTTCAGGTAAAAGGCAATTACCAGGTGTTTCCAACCAGTATCAGAGGGATAGACTTTGTGGGTTACATTTTCTACCATACTCACATTCTAATGCGTAAAACAATTAAAAAACGCTTTTGCAGAAAGGTTGCCAAACTCAATAAAAAAGAACTGGACCCGAAAACATATAAAATGCAGGTTAGCCCCTGGCTCGGTTGGGCGAAACACTGCAACTCAAAACACTTACAAAAAAAGATACTCAAAAATGAAGAAATTTTCTGAATTAGGAATTAAAGTTGATGAAGACAAAACCATATTTAATGTACAAGTAATATCAATCACCGATATAGTTAATTGTGAAATAGAAATACTTGATTATACACCGGGTATTAAGACATCTTATGGAGAAGGAAGGTACATAGTCAAAATCCGATTTAAAAATGAAGAATGTAAATTCTTTACCAATTCGGCAAAAATAAAAGAGACATTGGATAAAGTACAAAAGAAAGATTTTCCATTTATGACAACGATTATAACACAAAAGTACAGTGGATCAAAAAAGACATTTTTATTTACATAATTATTAAATACTCCAATAAATGGAATTAAATTCAGAATTAGATAGGCTTAGAAAGTATTCTTCAATTGAGGCTGAATTAAAAAGAGCTGAAATTATACATCCGGATTATCCAACTGATATGTTCAGACAAGTAGCAATTTTAAATGAAGAGTCCGGAGAAGTAACAAAAGCGGTTTTAGATTATCATTATGAAGGTGGAAGTTTAGAACACATACAAGAAGAATTGATTCAAACGGCTGCAATGTGTATGAGAATGCTAATGAATTTACCCTGATGAAGTATGGCCAACGAAAATAAGCCAAAAGGAAAAGGAACCTGGGGGCAACGTTCCACCAGAACCGGATCGGAACTAAATATCATTTGCTCTGAGTTTTTTGATAAATTGATTGTTCCGGATGACTTTAAGTTCATGAAGTGGCAGAACGTGATTGATAAAGAAATGATATCACAGGCTAACCCAACTGGGACATTGATATCGGTTGGAAAGGTATACCGGGATATGCGTACCAGTGGGATTGATTTAATGCATTACCGGATATGTTTCCTAACTTTCCCTGAAAGGGGTGGAATTTGTGAAAAAGCAATCATCGACTTTGGAAAGTTCAATTATCACACAGTTGTTACCAATAAAACCATTGAACAATTGAATGTTTGGATCGCGGATCATTATAATAAGATCGTTACTCCGTCAAACGAAGTACAAGACAAGGAAAATGACAAAGATGACGGCTTGCAACATTTTAGAGATAGATACGGAACTTGAATGGTTGTTATCATTTAATGATTTATTCCTTAGAGAAATTGAAGATTTGAAAATGCAAAAAATCAAACTTTACCATGAACAATCAACAGTTACTTCTTGACTTTACAGAAATAAAAACTATTCATGTTGTCAGGTATTGTGATACCAGGTCACGTGACTCTGAAGGTCATTACGCTATCGAATCCGGGGACGATGGTAACACTGAAGAGAGGTTGCGTGAGCAATTACACATATTAAGAATAAACAGCAGCATATGGCTTGCTGATAGGGATAAACAAATAGTTGAACTTAAACAGGAACTTAAAAATTATAAAGTATGATTATTGCAATTGATTTTGATGGAACAATAGTAAAAGACCAATTTCCGGCCATAGGAGAAATGGTAGAAGGCGCAAAGGAAGCGATAAACCAATTAAAAAAGGATGGCTATTATATTATCATTTGGACATGTAGAAGTCACGTCAGGCTTCTTGAAGCTATTGAATGGCTTGCAAAACAGGGTATTCATTATGATAAGATAAATGAAAGTTGCCCGGCAAATGTTGAAAAGTATAGTGGCATTGATACACGAAAGATTTATGCTGACATTTATATTGATGATAAGATGCTTGTTAAACTTCCTACGTGGGATGAAATTTACTGGATAGTAAGGGATTTGCTTCCATCATACGCTGATAAGGTTGCACGTGACGGGTTTTTATAAAAAAGAGTGGTTAAAAGGTAATTCATAGTAAATAGCAAATACGGCATGAAGGGTAAACATATTAATCACGAGAGTAGACAGAAATCAGCAGAGAAAGTAAGGGCACTGCTTTTATTGCATTATGAACCCGGAAGACAGGACAGGTGCAAATTGGCAGTTTATAGGAATTACATAAAAAAAGAAACGGGAATAAGTGAAAGGACATTCTTCCGGTACCTGAAGAAAATAGAACCTGATTCAAAAGAAGATGACCAACAATTGAAATTATTTTAGTTTAAAAAATAAACCGCCTGACTTCATTGTCAGGCGGTTTATTTTTTTATATAATTGTTTTATGTTTTCATTTTGTTTCAATTCTAAATGTTTGTTGTATCTTTGAACCGCAGATTTATCAATACAGTG